AGTTGCTAAAATAGCTGATGTAGTTTCAACTTTATACTAATTATTTTTAAATAATGTTCTTATAAAACAAACAAAAAATAATATTATGATTACAAAAACAGAAGTTTTAAAAGCAATTAAATTAATAGAAGCTTATAAAAAACAACAATTGGCTAATATTAAAGAGATAGAAAGAAAAGAAGATCAAAGAAGCATTAGTATTTTAGGTTTAAAAACAAGAGAACTAAATTGTCTACGTGCAATGGAGATTGAAACAATCGGAGACCTTTTATCTGTTAATCGTTACGAATTGCAAAAGTTTAGAAACTTAGGAAAAAAAGGAATAATAGATATTAATCAAAAACTAAAAAAAGTTGGTGTAGAAACTCAAGATTTTATTTGGTCGTAATTTTAGCCCTATTTTTAAAAATAAGCACTAATACCCCATAATCTCCCGAATCTCTTCACCAGAAATCAAGCCTGTTTCGCTCATTATTTGAGCTGCACGCGCTAATCTTTCAATGCGTTCAGATTCTTCTTTTTTGTTCGCTTGAAGTACAGGAATATGATCGTAATCTAGTTTAACGAATTCACCACGTTCTTGAAGTCCGAATAACTGCGTTCGGTTAAGGCTCAATTCTTCTGATTCTGGGATGATAGTCGATTGATACGCCTGTTTAAGCCCTTCTGCTAAGTTCTCAAAGGTGCTACCTTTTTCCTTACTAAAGATATTGTCATTTAACCCGTACGCGTCTATGATATTACGAAAGTCTGCATCGACCTCTTCAAATAGCATTAAATCCTTTGTAGGGTAACTCATCGCCTGCCAGTTCAAAGATGCATTAGTCATGAGCACTTGCATTTGGTCATCGTCTATCCCGTACTGTCTTTGGTACGCTTTCTCTAGTCTTTCACGTTCTTTTTTATCGAGTGGCATACCACCAACATCATCTTTTGATGAATTTGACAACATACCTAATGCACCTTTTTTATTCATTATTACGTTCCTAAATCCGTATGCGCTGCGAATGTTTGAGATAGGCATGAACAGCGGTCTAAGTGGGCTATCTCCTTTGATTGGGTTTTGTCCATTTGGTATGCGGATATGATTTATTTCTGAAGGCTCAAAAGTATCATTTACTTTCGTACCGTACATGAGTTTGTATTGTTTTATAATCTCGTTTATATCAGTTTGCTTGTATATTTTTCCAGTTGTTTGTATCTCGATTTGCCAAGGCGGCAAATTCATTATCGAAGCAGGAAGATCAAAGCCTTGTATCTTATTTAAGTATTCGTAATTATTACCGTATAAAGATTTATTCTCGCTGTATTGTCTTATGTAATCTTTGCCAGTCATTAAGGGGTTAGGGTTCTCCAATAGCTTCACTACTTCGCTATTCTCAATTTCATTGCCGTTTCTGTCGTAATGCTTCCACACTCCGCTAGACAATAAAAAACCTTTTCGCTGAATAACCGCGTACAGTTGCGGAGTAGTCATGTATGTTTCGTAAATGTTCCATGTTTCAGGGTCAAGCCATTCAGGTTGACCATTTATGAGCATAGTCATTTCTGGGAGCTGCCTTGTTTTCGTGTATCTACGAGAATTATTTTGAGAGAAAAATGAACGAATTGAATCTAGTGGATGAAATGCCATAATAATAATTTCTTTTTAATATTTACAAATTTACAATTAAATTCACTAATTTTGTTGAAATTGGTTAGTAATGTTGGATATACCTAAATTTGAAAGTGTAGAAAAGCGGAGGGAATGGTTTATTAATAATAAATCCATGCTGCTTACAGAAAAGAAAACGCAATTCAAAACTGCTGATATTGTTAACTATATTCCTAAAGGTGCAGCGGTAAAAGCTGTAAACAAAGCAACTAATAAACTAACTGTTAAGGCTGCTATTAATACTGTGAACGTGTTAGATAGTCATGGAGACGTTCATCTTAAGGGTATTTGGAATAAAACAGTCAAAGAAAATAAGTCGCCTTATCTATTGCAGGAGCATAAAATGGCGTTTGATTCGATTATTTCAGACAAAGTAACTCCGAGCGTTGCTAATATCTCATGGTCTGATTTAGGCATTAAAGCCGTTGGAAGCACCGAAGTATTAATGTTTGAAGCCGAGATTGAGAAAGAGCGTAATGAGTTTATGTTCAACCAGTATAAGAATGGATGGGTGCGTAATCATTCGGTTGGTATGCAGTATGTAAAGATTAAACTTGCTGTGAACGATTCCGAAATGAAAGAGGAATATGAAGAGTGGGAAAAGACTTACAACAACATCATAAACAAAGAGCAAGCTGAGAAATTAGGATATTACTTTACGGTATATGAAGCTAAAATGATTGAGGGTTCAGCCGTGCCAATTGGAAGCAATTCTGTAACACCGACATTGGAAACTAAAGATAATGAGCCGTCAAAAGACACTCAAAAAGAGAAGCCGTCTGTTGACACTTCGCAAATGATGAATAGATTTTTGTAATTAATTAAAAGTGAAAAAATGAAAACACTAAAGAATTTTCTAGCTGAAAAGGGTATCAAAATGGATGCTTTTAAAGCTATGGATGGAGAGGAGCAAACAGCACTCTACAACGAGTTAAATGAAGTTAACGCAGAAGCGTTTAAAGAACTATCTGAAAAGGTAGAGAAAGGCGAAGCAACTAAAGAGGCTTTAGAGGCTGCATTGAAAGAGTCGAGAGACATTCAAGCAGAGCAGATGAAGAATCTTAATGAGACTTTGAAGTCTTATGGTATGCAAATTAAGGCACTTTCTGAAAAGGAAAAAGAAGAAGTTAACAATTCTTCTGACCTTACAGAGTCTTTGAAAGCTAACATTGACAACTTGAAAAAGTTGAAAAACGGAAGTTCTAACGAGGCTAAAGGAGCACAGTTTGAGTTTACGATGAAAGCTCCTGGAACAATGGCAATTTCTACCAATGTAAGCGGTGGAAATATCCCAGTAGAAGATAGAATCGAGGGTCTTAACATGGTCCCTTCTCGTCCAGTTCGATTATTAGATGTAATGTCTAAGCGTGCGACTACTTCAAATATTGTAAGTTGGGTTTACCAAGCTAACAAAGATGGAGCAGCAGGACAAACAGCAGAGGCAGCAACTAAGAATCAAATTGATTTTGATTTAGTAGTGGCAAACGAAGCAGTTAAGAAGACTACTGCGTTTATCAAAGTATCTACTGAGATGCTTGACGATATTACATACATTGAGTCTGAAATTCGTAATGAATTAATGCGAGAATTGCTTAAAGTAGTTGAGTTACAAGCATATTCAGGAGATGGTCTAGGTAACAATCACAACGGTATTACAACTGTTGCAAGTTCTTTCTCTGTTGCTGGAGTTCCTGCTGCTATACCGAATGCAAATGCAGTTGATGTTCTTGTTGTAGCTGCTAACCAAATCAAGGTAGCACAAGAAATGGGAGCAATGCCAAACTTTATATTCATGCACCCGACGGATGTAATGAACTTGAAGTTACAGAAGTTATCTGCTACTGACAAGCGTTATGTAGAGCGTTTAACAGAGGTTGCAGGAAGTTTGAATTTGGATGGTATTCCTATCATCGAGACTACTTTAGTAACAATTGGAGACTACTTAATTGGAGACTTCAACTTATCTACTTTAGTAACTCGGCAAGGTGTGAGAATTGATATTGGTTTAGACGGTAACGACTTTACAAATAACATTCGCACAATCTTAGCAGAGTGGAGAGGTTTAACTATTGTTAAGAATAACGACCGTTCAGCGTTCGTTTACGGTACAATAGCAACTGATGCTGCTGCACTTGAAGCGATATCATAATTATATTAAGGGAGTGTTTGCGCACTCCCTTTTTAAACTTTAAAAAAATGGCTAAAAAGACTACAAAAAAAGAAGTAAGTCCAAGCAAAATAATCATAGAGGGTGACTTTATTGATATTGTTGGAACTGGTAAGCACAATGCGCTAAAGAAAGGCGTAACATACAACGTAACTGCTGAGAAAGCAAAGTTATTTATCGCTAAAGAATGGGCTAAAAAATGAGTCAAATAGTACAGTTATCGGATTTCGAGACTGGTCTTTATGAGATCAATTTCAACAGCTTTCAAGAAAAAAACTTGCAATGGTATATTGACAAGTACGAAAAGCATTATTTACTGCTTTTATTGGGTATTGATGAATACGATAACTTTATTAATGACTTGGTTAGCGGCGTGCCTCAAACAGCAAAGTATATTACTATATTCGACCCTTTAGAGTTTTATACTAATGATGAAGTGTTGAAATTATCAAGTGGCATAAAAGAAATGCTGATAGGATTCATATACTTCCATTATGTACGAGATACTAACAACGTTCAGACAACAGTAGGAGCGAAAAGAAAAAGGGGTGAGAATAGTGATAATGTTAGTTTGAGGACTTTAAACATTCAAAAAAGGTACAATGATAGCGTTGAGACGTACATGAATTTAGGATATTACATGGACTTAAACGATAGCACCTATTCGGGTGTAATTACTCAACCACTTGATTATTCATTAGCTGTATGATAGCGACTTATGACATAGTTAGGAGCATAGTAAATGACATTGATAATGTTATCAAAGTCAATAGTGTAGTGGGTAATATTTTCTACACTTCAAATACTAAATATCTTTCTAATAAGTCAATAGTAACTGTTAACGGTGTTGAATATCGTGTGTTTTCATTTGTAAAGAATGAGAACGTAACCTTAGATTTAGGTGGTGCAATAGTAACGGCAACAGAAATAGAGCTAAAAAAGCCTACTTTCTTGCATGGTACAGCGTCGAGCGTAAATAATGAATATCTTGAAATCAGCAACCGAACAAGGGAAAAAACCCCGTTTATTTGGTTATTAAGAGGTTATACTGATACGTTTTACGATGAGTTAAGCAGCAAAGATAGGGATAGTTCTATACGCTTATTCTTCATGGATGAGACCAATGCGGACAAGTGGCGAAATGACGAGCATGACACAAATGCAATTAATCAAATGTATGAGCTATCACAACTTTTTATAAAGGTAGTTCAAGACTCACAAATTTATGACGATTTAGGCACTTATACGATCACTGATCGACCTCGTTTTGGTGTTGAAATAGCCAATAGAGGGAGCGATTCAATGATTATAGATGAAGATTTAAGCGGTGTTGAACTTAATATAATTCTACCAATATTTAAAAACTGTTTGAAATGATTACAATTTACGAGCAAAACGGTACTTTTATAATCGAGCAAACAGATATAGCACCTTTGTTTATTCCTATAATTAACTATGATTACATTATTAACGGCTCTGATGTAACTATATTTGACAAAGTTAATCCAGATAGGGTATCAATAACGGAGATATTTAGTTCTATTTTTAAATTAGATGGTTCTGCAATTGGTGATAATATCGGTGCTGCTGAAACGTATTTAAGAAGTTTTAAAGTTGTAAATGGTGGTTCAAATGCTTTAACTGGATGGGCTAAATATACAGATAATCAATATACAAGTGATTCGCCTTTGGTGGTTACAGAGGGCAATGAAACTATTTTAGATATTAATGGTGCAACAACTATAAAAAGTCAACTACCTGAAGGGATAACTGATTTATATGACGTAGAAACTTCAAAGCTGTTAGGTATAAATTCGGGTGATGCTTATTTACTTAGATTTGATGCTAAAATATTTACGTCTAATCCCTCTGGATTAGCTAAATTAAAAATAGATATTGGCGGATCGCAAGGTGTTATATTAAACGAACCTATTAACTTCCCAAAAGGAACAGGGTTGTCAAATGTAAATAATTATAATACAACCTTATGGTATTATAGTTTGGATACTTTTGTATTAAACGGTGGAGATATAATAATAGAAAGCGTTACAGGCGATACTTCAATATTTGATATAAGTATTAATCCATCAAGAATTCATAAAGCGAGATAATTGTATTATTTTTGTAATAATTATTAATAATTAAATTTTTTTATTATGGCAATAGCTGGATGCCTTTGCAAAGGCGAATTAGGAAATACCGGAATACCTCAGGGAGCTGGTGTTTTTGGTAAAACAACGTTGGTACTTCATGTACCATTAGTGGCGAAAGACGGCACTCGAAATAAGTTAGACGCTACAAGTGCAACGCTTGGAGATGACTTATTAGCAATGATTAACAATACTGACCCAAGCAAGAGAGCTTATCCTTTCATTAACTTGACAAATGTAGTTCAAGAGCAAGAGGATACGCAATTTGAAACGCTTTCAGATGGTCAAGAGGTTTTCCTTAGAAAAGGAATACGTTCGATTTCTTTTGATAGTGTAAACGTACCTAAACAATATTATGCTAAAGCTGCTGATGCTTGCGTTGAGTTTGGAACGTACAAGATTGATATTTGCGGAAACTTGGAGGGTGAATTAGTAGGTACTGATTTATATCCTAGAGCAGTCAATAAAGGTTCTTATGATGCACGTTACATTGAGGCAACTGATTCTGCTTCTGCTAAAGTAATGGTAGCGTATAAGTACAAGAAAACGACTGACGATAATAACCAATGGTATATCGGTGCAGAAGAGTTGAAAATGGCATCAGGCGGTTATCTTGACGCTAACCAATTGAGAGGATTGATCGACGTAAACTTTGAAGTATCAAACATTACTTCTACTTCGATTGATGTACTTTGTACTACTTCTTACGGTACAGCAGCAAAGAGAATACCATTTACAGGTGCTCAACTTGCTGACTTCACGCTTTACAACAACACTACTGACTTACCAGTAACGCCGACAGCGGTAACCGAAAGCGGTGTTACAGAAGGGCTTTACACGCTTGAATTTGCCGCGCAAACGGCTTCGGATGTTGTAGAGGTCGATGTATTCAAAGCGGGTGTTGAAGGAAGTTCAGGTTTTGAAGGTGAAGAAACTACATTTGTAGCTGTATAATGACAGTCAAAGTAGGTCGCACTGAATTCTCTAAGGAAGCGTTGAGTACGATGTCTTTAGAGAAGGCGATTAAAACCTTCGACAAACACTCAGAGGAGAAAGTCGAGAAGGCTTGGATAATGGTTAACGGAAAGCCAAAAGTCAAGAAGAAAACGACTAAAAAATAAGAGGAGAGGGGAGCGTAATAACTCCCCTTTTTTTTGGTTATGGCAATAGGTAAGAGCAAACTTCATGAATTAGTAAATAGGGCTAAGAATCTAAGCGATGCGGTGGCATGGTACACGACTTTTAACCCGAAAACAAAAGAAGATATTTTGAACCTAATACGACAAGACCAATTATTTGATGAGGGCATTGATTCGACTGGTAAGGTAATAGGCTTTTATTCCTACCTTACACAACAGATAAACCCAGAAAAAAAAGCGGGAGACCCATACACATTAAAAGATAGCGGTGTGTTGTATGCAAGTATGTATATTAACGTGTTAGCGAAATCTATATTAATTGATGGCGATGATACAAAAATACAAGATCAAGAATGGTACAGCGATAACATAATAGGATTAACAGATGAAAATTTTCAAAAACTTATTCAAACGGTCAAAGAAGGCTACATTAAGGAGGCCCGAAGGGTATTATTTGGAACTGGATTTAATACCTTTGTATAATTGGGAGAAGTGCGGAGCAGGTAAGTTTGAGTATATTCAAAAGGGGAAGATAAAACCTGATTTGAAAAGTGATTTCCATTATTACGAGTTACTATTTAATAAGTATTTGAAAGCGTATGGATTAGATGAAAAATATGAGAAATATCTCAATGATTCAGAAAAATATGCTAAATTAATAGTGCGTTATTTGAGGAGTGGAGACGCATTTTTGAAGAATGAAATTAGAATATTAGAGGTTGAAATAAAAAAGAATGACCCGATGAATTACAAAGGGATGACAATAGATGAAAGTCTTATTTGGTTATCTAAATTCATAGGGTACAGGGTTAATAAGAGAGATATTACAGTCGCGGAATATAAAGAAATGTTAAAGGCTTATGGCACAGGAAATAAAGAGAAGTGATATAGGGCAGAATGACCTGTTTAAGGACATCACCGAAAGCGCAAAAGTAGCAAAAAAGCAATTAGAGGAGTTTGACACAGTTGTCAAGACTTTAGCAGATGACATTGAGAATAAGCTAAACAAGGCTAATAAGACATCATTAGAGGGTATTAACTCTATTACGGCAGCACAAAAGAAAGCTAAAACGACATTTGAGCAGGAGGTAAAAGTTAAAAAACAACTTTCAGCGATTGAGCAGGAGGAGTTGCGACTAAAGAAACAGCTTGCAAAGGAGAAAGCTAAGGATAGTTTAGCGAATAGCAAAACGGCTAAAGAAATCAAAGCCATTAAGGATGAGCGAACCAAGAATAACAAAGCTGCACGAGATGAAGCCAAAGCAAATGAAAGGTCAAAAAATGCCTATAAAAAGCTAACTGATGAGACTCGTGACCTAAAGAATGAATCGAAGCGTTTAGGTGCTGAAATACTATCTTTAGAGCGTAATGGCAAAAAAAATACGAAGGAATATAGAGCATTAGAAAAGCAATATAAGCAAGTTACAAAGGCAGCCCGAATGGGTGACGATCAACTTAAGAAACTTGACAAAACAGTTGGCGATAATTTCCGTAATGTAGGTAATTACAAGAGTGCTTTAAATGGTTTGAGCAATGCTTTTGGAACACTTGGTATTGCGTTAGGTGGTGGTGCTATATTAGGCGGTATCGTTAATCTGAACAGAGAACTATCAAAAGCTACTAATACAGCTAGGACATTCTTTGATACAACAGAGGAAGGAAGCAAGGCAATAGCAGAAGAAGCGTCTATAATTGCTAAAGTCTACAATAAAGAAGTAAATGAAGTTCTAAAAAGTGCTAATGCTTTAAGCAAGGAATTTGGAATAACAGGAGCGGAAGCACTCGAAGAAATAAACAGAGGTTTTGAAAAGGGCGCTGATGTTAGTGGAGAGTTTTTAAGTCAAATAACTGAATACTCAACACAATTAAGACTTGCAGGGCTGTCCGCTGATGAATCAATAGCGATTATTACGCAAACGCAACGAGAGGGAGTGTTTAGCGATAAGGGAGTAGATGCAATTAAAGAAGCAGTTATTTCTATACGTGAAATGACACCTGCTACGGTTGAAGCATTGGAGGCAATCGGAATGAGTTCCGAAGAAATTCAAAAGGATATTTCTAGTGGTACGAAGTCTTATTTTGATGTAGTACAAGAAATAAGCACGAGAACAAAAGAAATAGGTGAGAATACTAGCGAAGCTGGGACTATATTAGCTGATGTTTTTAGAGGTGCAGGAGAAGATGCAGGACGGTTTATATTCGAATTAGGAGAGATAAATAAAAATATTGATGATTTAGCAGACCAAAATAAAGGATTAGACGGTGCTATTCAAAATCTTACACGTTCATGGTATGACTTTATTTATGGAGTAAATGATGCTGGAGGTGCTTTAGATAAGTTTTCGGTCGTTATTAATTTTGTAGCTGAAAATTTAGGTACAATATTCTCTATTTTAACCAAGTTAGCAGGGTTGTATTTAGTTTTCATTGCAAGACAAAAGATATTAAACTCTGGAATAATAGACTACACAAGGAATCTATTTAAGGCTTCTACTGCACAAAAAGGTTTAAATAATTCGATTAATGAAAGTTCAACAGGTGCTAGAAAGTTTGGAAAGTCATTAAAAAACATAGGTTGGGCTGCATTAATTGGTGTTGTGATTGAGCTAGCAGTTGCTTTTTATGATGTGGCGAGTGGAGCAGCCGAAGCTAGAAGAAAAGCACAAGAATTAGACGATTATACAGCAGATGCAGCAGCTAAAAGTGCTGATTCTGTTCAAAAATATAATGAGGAATATCAACAAAGAATATTCAATATTCAGGAAGAAGAAAGGGTATTATTGTCAAAGGCTAAAACAGAAGAAGAAGCTAATAAAATTAGAGCCAATGCACTAGAACAAATCAATAAAGAAGCTGAAAAACAGGCGAAATTATTTGCTCAATTAGATAGCCAAGCTCAGTCTAAAATCGATTCAGATAAAGAGCTGTTAAGTCAGTTAGAAAAGATTAATCAAGTAAATGGTAAGATAGTTGCGGGAGAATTAAGTGGACAAAAGACTGTTTCCTTACTAAGACAAGCAGGGATAGAGGGTGCTAAGTATGATGCGACTTGGAGAAGTATCAATGTTACAAATGATGAATTAATTGAAACTAAAAGCAAATTAAATGCTAAGATAGAAGCTACAACTATAAGACAGAAAAACTATCGTGAAGCCTTATTGGATTCTCAAAAGATATTGAAAGAAAGTACAAACGATATTATAGTTGATAATAACGAAAGAGACAACAACCGAGATAAAATAAACGCACAAGTAAAGGGGTTAAAAGATGTAAATAAAGAGCTTGAAAAGACAAAAAAGAATTTAACAGATTTAAGAAATTTTGACCCTGAAAACAACGATAAGCCTATACTTCCAATAAATTCAGATGAAGCAACAGAAGAGTTTAACATACTAGAAAGAGAGTTTAATAAATCAATCACAGCTATCAATATACAGCAAAAGAATGGAGTTATAACAGCTGAACAAGCTGCACAAATGAAATTCGATGCTGAACTTGAATATCTAAAGGAAAAGAAAAAAATTATACTTGAATATGGTGGAGATTTTGTAGAAATAAATAAGGAAATAAGCGAAAAGGAATTAGCAGCACAACAAGCTGCAATAAATTCAGAAAAAGAAAGATTGCAGCAAATACAAAACCTAGGCGAAGCCATAACAGATGCGTATGTTGACCAAGTGGATAGACGAATACAAGCACTTGAAGAAGAGCGTACAGCAGCACAGCAGCAGCAAGACTTTCTGCAAGAACTAGCAGCGCAAGGAAACATTGACGCTCAACAGTCTTTACTAGCTAACCAACAAGCGCAGGAGGAAATAATAGCAAGACAGCAGCAGCTTGAAAGACGTAAAGCGCAAATAGAACTCGTTACAGGCGGGTTACAAACGTATGCTAACTTTATAGGGCAAGGAGAAAGCCCTGCACAAGCGTTAACCAATACGCTTGCAAGCACGCAAGTATTAGTGAATGGGTTGAAGTCTATACAAGCGTTTAAAGATGGTTCTGAGGACGTTGGAAGCGGTGGAAACATGGACAAAGATGGTGGATTCCTTGCGATGCTGCACCCTAGAGAGCGAGTACTTACAAAGGAGCAGAACGCAAAAGTCCAAGGAATACCTAACCCACTATTAGCTGACATAGGTGAGCAATTTAAGAAAGGGGAGTTGGTGCGTAAAGGCGGTCAAGTTGGCTATGATACTGATGCAATTATAAAAGAATTAGCAGATTTAAAACGAACAGTATCTAACAAGCCTGAAAACTATGTAAACTTTGAAAGCATAGCGGGTAAAATGTATCTTAACCACACGAGAAAAGCAGGAAGAACGACTATTCATAATAAATACAAAGTGAACTAATGCAGGTAACTAAACATATCATGAATGGTCAAGTTGTGCGACCATTAGACGCAGATAATATCGCCTTTGTAATGGATTGGACTGGTAACCCTGAGCGAGCGAGTTTGTCCACTCAAACAATTAAATTAGGCTTAGAGGGCTATCAAATATTTAAGGCTTTTACTAATCAATTCGGAGCGAGTGAGGGCATACCTTATGATATTGAAGTGAATAATGTAGGAACGCTAAAATATTACATTGACCCGAGAGATGCTGTAATTAGAGAGCCTGACAATGGAGATAGAACGGTTACTGTTAGCATAAAGCCAAGGTTTACGAATCAAGAATTTACAGAACGCGCACAAGGAACCACTTTTTCACTTCTCAAATTTTACGGCAAAATTACTGATGCTGATATTATTGATATTCCTTACGTTATTATAAAGGATAATCAAGCGGAACAACTTATAACATTGGGGTTAACGACCTATTCAGTAGCTAAAGCGACTGGGGAGCAAATACAAAAGACAGCGGAACTAATTGATGAGTTGGTAAAAGCCAACACACCTAACCCAATAGTTCCAAACCCTGCTCCCTCAATTGAGATAGATGTAAAAGCCTATATTAGCTTAGCAGTTAGGACAGCCTTAAACATAGCTTATACTATACTTTTATTCATAGCCTTAACGAATTTAGTACGTCAAATAATTGAGATTATATTTCCGAAGCTACGCTATTTTAAAGCGATGAAGCTAAAGCGATTGATTGAGATAGGATGCGACTATTTAGGTTACAATGTAGAAAGTTCTATTTTGGATGATGAAAGCGGGTTAACGATTCTTCCAGTACCTCTCACACCTCGGAATACTTCCTTTTGGGATAGCTTAATCGCAAATCAAACGCAAGCATTCAACAAAGGTTATCCAACTTTCCGCGATTCCATTAGAACAGTGCAAGATGCTATTGACTATGTAACAAATACTTATAATGCTGAGTTTTTTGTATCGAATAACACAGTAAAGATTGAGCAGGAAGAAACCTTTGAGCAGTTGTCAACAGTTGTGCTGCCTAATACATTTAACGACCAAACGGCAAAAGGACAAGACGAAATTCAATATAATACCGATGAATGGTGGAAGCGTTACACTATTGCATACCGTACAGACTTTAGCGATTCGCATACATTGGATGAGATACAAGGTGCAGGAGTGGAGTATTCAACAGAGCCTATTCAAGTGCAGAACGCTGACCTTGTGCGCATTGATGGATTAAACCAAGCGGAGATACCGTGTTCATTAGGAGCGAGAAAAGACGATTTAAATTTTTTAGAAAAGTCAGCTAAAGGAGTGGCTAAAGCTGCCGACTTATTTATGGGTACTGCACTCGAAGCATTAATAAACAACCGAAAAGGAGCGTTGCAAATCAGTAGCCAATTTTTTAGTAATACAAAAGTACTATGGACAATAAACGGTAAGCAACCTGCAAACTATAAAGATTTGATAGGTGCTAATGCTATTTATAGTAAGTACCACAAAGTAAACGAAGTTAAAAACAAAAGCTACTCTATAAAAGAAAACATGACTATTCCAATGGATAGCGCAATTTTCAATGAACTTTTATCTAATAATTTTGTAACTTTGGAAACTGGAGAGGTAGTTAAAGTGTTGAATGTAGCTTATTATCCTGAACTTACAAAAGCTGAAATAACGTACAGACAGCGTAACGACTTAGGAAACAACACAAAAACAGTTAAAATCTTTGAAGAATGATTGACGGTATAAAGGATATTATAGAGGGAGCAAACGAGCAAAAGAGAAAGCTCATGCAACAAAAGAACGCTATCTTTAACAGTGCTATGAGTAACCCTAATCTTAATGACGAGCAAAGACAAAAACTTCGAGAAATTAAGCAGATTACAAATAGAATAGAAAACTCTACTGATTCAAAAGAAGTAAACGAACTAATTGCACAGCTAAATGAAAATCAATAGCGTAACATACAAAGTAGCTGAAGCCCCTACAGAGGACTTTGCTGCATTGATAGCAAATACTGGAGGAGATGCAAAGCAGATAATTGAGTTTGAAGTAGATTATAGTTTCATTTCTAGTCAGTCACTTCCCGTTCAAGTGGTTAACGGTGATTTAGTCTTGTTGGGGGGTAACTGGTCTGATTTGGGCTACATTGCAGGCGAAAGCGTTATTATTTACATTAGTGATTCAGCTAGCACTTATAATAGTGGTTTTGTACCGAATGAGATTACTTTTATAAATGGTGATACAATGGTACTAGATGTGCCTATTTTGTTGACTGGTACTACATTTAACGAAAACAGTATCTTTCCTAACGGAAACGAAAACCCAGTACTACAAGTTCTCACAGGGAAGGCAGCTGAAGCGATTGACTTTTATTTTAATTTGTTGCCAAACGCCTCGCAAGGTAATGTTAACAGTTATATTGATGGGGAAGTTAACAGATTTTTAGTTGACGGTGTGCAGCTTATGAATGTAGGTGATACATTAACTGTTCCGCAACTTGGCAATAAGTCAGGTGGTACTGTATATTCATGCGAACTTGAAAGGTTATCAAATGGGTTCAACAATGTTAAAACTTACCAACTAACAACAACTTTTAATGTTTATAGTTACTTTGAGCCTAATGAAGTGGGTAAGCCTACTTTCTTTTTGGCGAATGATAGCTTAAAGCCTTATTTTGAGTTAGATATTCAGGCGCAATTTAACAACCCGAATAGTGTTAAGAAATTAAGCGTAAGCAATGCACAAGGGAATATAGGATGGTTTGATGAGAACTTTAATAACGGAAACAATCCTCATTCTATTCAGTCGCTATCTTATACGGTTGGAGGGCAGTCAGTAACTCAAATAGATGCAGCGCAAACGACAACAGTTGAAGCGGTTATAAACGTGCCTAATATACAAGAAACAGACCTATTTAACTTTACGTTTAATTATGTCCCTCAAGATGAAACGTATTATAAGAACAAGACTTTACCGCTAGAAAATCAAATGATGCGATTGAGTAGTGCTGTATTCGCTATGTACACTCATTCAGCAGGTTCACAAGGTTCTGCTACTGGAAAAATAAACGCTGATGGTGCTTCTATTGACGCTCAAAACATATTCTTTATCGTTGACGAAATAGCCGAAACGCTAACATTTCGCTGCGATTTAGTACCGCAGTCAGGGTTTAGCAGCTTCATTGATTCACGAGATACAGGGGATAGAACGTATGAACTATTATTGAGCGTACAAGGTGATGCACCTGACCATAATTCAAGCGATAGAGTGCAGTTGTTAGTGGATAATAACCAACTAATAAACAACCCTGTAATAGGTGGAGCGTTTGCAGGCGAAGTTTCAACAGAAATATTTGAGCACCCACAAGATGCAGATACAGAAACGGGTGCTGTAAATGCTGAAACATTTAAAGAGGACGATATTCTTTTACAATCGGACTTTGTATTTGATGTAAATGATAGTTGGGAAAGTTTAAGCGCAAGAGTGGAAGCGGTTGACGGCTCAGGTAACGTTCTATTTAATTTAGAAGCGTTTAATCTATCTTTCTTGAATAGTCCTGTACTAAACGACGGCACGCAAGAAATAAACGAAAGCATAAGCAGAGCATTAGGTCGACCATTTAACGAGCCGTACAGAGACCTTGTAAGTGTTGAGCGATTGAGTTCTTTAGATGCAGGAGATGACCGAGGGTATAGACTTCGATACGGATTACTTTCACGTTGGGAAGACTATGTAGAAAATAACAATGTAACTAACCAATTCTTTGATGCAAATGAACCGTTTAATGGTAAAAATAACGATTGGAAAAGGTTATTAGATGAGGGGGCAAGTCTTAAAATTAGCTACTATGTTTTTAAAAATGGAGTAGGCTATTTTGTAAAGAAAAATTTACTTATAAGTGAATACGATTCAAGCCCTAGCATAACCACAGATGTAACATTTGAAGATGAAAACGGCAACCCCGTTACGGCACTTGTAAACGGTCAAAACATTAAAGTAATTGCTACTCATACTTTAGCGGGTGCAGAGTGGGGTGGCACAGATGTATGGGCATGGCTTGCACTTCGACCAAAAGAAGCTACACCTATAAAGTTAATTAGTTCAGCATACGATTGGACTAATGATGCGCTACCTTATAGACCGTTACAGGGGGAAACGAGAGCGAAAATAACGTATTTAAGTTCAAGCGTATTAAAAGTTGAAGCGTTATTTGATACCAATAGTTTGCAGTCTTTTAACGACTTCACAATAACGGCAAGGATTCAAGATAACGCCTTAAAAAATAGCGAAGACCCTGATGTTAGTAAAGCGGGTAATTGCCACGTTCAAGATATTAAGCGGGTATCTTTGCCTACATTAGCAATTGACGAAGATAGAGGCGTTAAGTATTGTAACACACCTTATCCAGTTGTTGGAAGTTTAAGCGAAACAGATAGGCTGTTTAATGATGTTACAGGGGTGTTTGTAAAACGTTCAGACGTTCTAGATGTAGTTACGTTTACTTTAGAGAAAGATGGGCAAGATATTACGCCTTTAGGTAACTTTATCGGATTACCTTACGACCCTTTAGTTGTTGCGTTTGTGATTGATTGGAGACAGCATTTAGCAGCGGATGGAGTAGGATGCTATAAATTGCGAGTGGACTATAATATCGCAGGAATAGAGGGAAGCTATTATAAAGGTGCTTATGACTTGCAGGAATATGCGTACGACATTGTAGAAGATACCGTTCGATTATACACGTATTTTGATAGCTACCATTCAGCGGAGGGAATCAACTTTAAAGATAGTGGTTTTACATCTTCAATTCGATTTAATGGCTATTTTGGTAACAGACAACCGAATACCGAGATTGAAAATATTAAGCACACGGATAACGTACAGCGTAAGATTAGACGCGAAAATATTAATAGCTATGAGTTAATTACAGACCCATTAAGCGAGTGTTTTACACGTGAAATAGTAGACTTTCACTTAGTAGGGGAAAATGAAATATACGTTACTGACAACGATGCTTATAACCATTCTTATAGGTATAGAGACTATCCAGTGATATTGAGCGAAACGGCTGAATTTAGTCATACAACAGGGCGACCAAGTTCTATAAAAGCTAAATTTGAGGATAAGCAACTAAACGAGTTCAGCAGCTATTCTAGTAGTTTAGAAGCTAATGTAATTGAGCCTTTAGTATGTACACCTGCAACCGTAACAAACTCAACAGGAACATACACCGAAAGCGTACCAAGTGGGGGTAGTTTGGAACTACCTGACATAAACTTTGTAGTAAATGTGAACGGAACGCTTAACCAAACTGTAACGCTACCAAGTCAAGAAAATAACACGATAAATATTACAGCATAATGGCAACGACAACGATAAATTTAAACATAGCAAAAGAATGGTACACAGTAGGCACAACAGGAGCAGATTACACTACCATTCAAGCAGCGGTTAACGATGGCAAAGAGAAACTAAAACTTATTACAGATATTACTACTTCTTCTGATGTAACGCTACCTGCTGATTTTAGTTTGGTAGTTGATTTGAATGGGTTTATTTGCACTTTTGGTTTGAATGTCAAGATGATTTCAGATGCTACCAACAAAGTTAAATTCACGAGTTACAGCGGTTACAGAGATGGTGAGTTTATATTCTCTACGGATATTAATAATTTTAGGGGAGTAGGCACAGCTTCTCAAAGCATAGCAGAAAATATAGTAATCAGAAATACGAGTACGATTAATCTTACAGGTATAAGAGCTTATTTCTTTTTTGATAACAAAAATCTTACATACTACTTCCCAAATGCTGAGGATCACGCAATCACAAACGCAGAAGGTTGTGATTTAATTGCAGGAGGTACTAGCTGTAAATGGTTGTTTGCTGGAGAAGGAATTAAAGATTGCAACATTTTAGGGGCTAGTAAAGGAGATTTTATTGGAAGAGCAACATATTTAATAAACTGCAAGTTTTTGTTAAGCACTTTTTTTCGAGTAATGGTTTATACCCTTGCTTCAAATGTAACTAGCAATGGCAATGGGCGTATAGAAGTTTTTGAAAACGCATCTAACATTTATGACTTTGATAGAATTACTATGAGAGATAACTCTCAAATAGATAATTTTAGTTGCGGAAAATTAGGTTTTAGAAATAGAACAAATATAAAAGCATTTAATGGTGTTTGTGAAGTTTCTCCAAGTACAGGCGGAGGCAATACTGTATTACTAAACGGCATAACTTCCTTGTCAAATATAGACATAAATAACGTAGACTACTGCACAGTAGTTAATTGCACTTGTGTTGATTTTAAAATTACACCAAACACAGACTTTACAGTGGTCAGAAATCTACAATACACAGGAACGGCAACAGATAACAGCTTAACAACGCGAATATTCGAAACTTTTTTAAATTAAAAAACATGAAATTATACAACACAACAACGGGTCAAGTAGCAGAGATAACAAAGATTAATGTTAACTCTAATCTAGTAGCGTACAACTTGATTGACGCTGAAAATGCTGAACTAACACCAGGAGAAACGAAAGTGCATCAGTTTAAGAACTTTACAATTGCAGATGAGTTTGACAATGTAGTTAGCATTAGAGAAAAGTGCCTTGAAGTGTTACAAACTGAATTGCTGAAAGAATTCACACTTGAAGAACCAAGTCAACATTGGATAGTAGCTAATGCGGTTGTGCGAATGTTCCTCGACAAGAATTGGATAATTAACGATGTTCTAATTAAAGATGAACACGCCGACTTAGCTGCTATATTCAATCGAGAACAAGCAGAAAACGCAGCAG